AATACTCAGCGTCGCAAGAAAGCTTGAGCAGGCCTCTAAGGCTCACGCCGGTCAAGCTAAGTTACTCAAATCACTTGTAAAGAATGGCAAAAAAAGCAAAAAGCGGGGGTAAGATATGCCCTGAAGGTAAAGCTTGGGCTAGGCGTACATTTGATACGTACCCTAGCGCATACGCTAATATGGCTGCATCTAAGTACTGCAAGAATCCTAACTATGCAAAGAAATCCAAGGGTGGTAAACGTAAAGGAAGATAATGGGTCAACTCAAACAATGGCGAGAACAAAACTGGGTACGCATAGGAACTGATGGAAGTATCAAAGGACCTTGTGGAACGTCTAAAGACAAGAAGAACCCAGACCGTTGTCTCCCTAAGAGAAAGGCTCTATCTCTCACGAAAGCGGAAAGAGCTAGTACTGCTAGAAAAAAGAAAAAGGCGGGAGCTAGAGGAAAGACAGTCGTCTCCAATACCCCCAGAGCAAAGGTCAGAAGCTAATGAGGAAGGAACATAAAAGCAAAAAAGGAGGACTTACTGCTGTTGGCAGAGCTTATTTTAAGCGTAAGACTGGTGCTAATCTAAAGCCACCTGTTACTGAAAAGAATCCAAAGGGTAAGAAACTTGCTCGAAAGAAATCATTCTGTGCTAGGATGGCTGGAGTAAAAGGTCCAATGAAGGACAAGAAAGGAAGACCAACACGCAAGGCACTAGCCTTGAAACGTTGGAAATGTTAATTAATGTCAAGATACTCATCATACGGTAGTTTAGATGACCGCATTGCCCGGGATGGTGATGTAGGTTTTGTTGGTTTTAATAACCGTCTACGTCCTGATCAGCTACAGGCTGGTATGCTTGCTGATGCCCAGAATATCCGTACGGATCGCAATGGACAGGCACAGGTACGCAAAGGTGTAGATCTAGTCAGTGCGCCACTATCTGTGGGTATTGATGCTCTTGTTCTTCCATTTACCCTTGCCACTGACGATACCGATGCAGCTATAGCTGACCCTGATAGTAATAGCGGAAACCTTGTGATTACTAACATTACAGGAAGTCTATATGCTACTAGCGGAACTATTAATTTATCAAACGTATCAGGTATTACCCCTGACCCAAACGCAAATCAAAGCTATACAAAAACTGCTACGAATGAATTAACAGTATCAGGCAGCTTTACTGGGGCAGCAGATGCTTCCGTAACAGTTAAGTATCCAATACTAAATGATACTGTTATAAATAACATATATGGTTCTGCGGACTTTTCTGACCCAAATGAAGCAAGTACTCAGTACATTATCATTAGTTCAAATGCAAAAGCAGTAGGTATTGATATAGCAAATGATATAACTTTTGATATAGGATACCCAGCGGCAACAACCTATAGTGAAAGCGTAGACATGATCCAAGCCTTTAACAAGGTATTTATATTCAAGGGTGGCAGTACTGCGTTAGAGAATAAGTTAAAAATATCTACAATCAGTGCAGCTGCTGTGGTTGCTAGTACTAACTTAGTTACTATAACTACCAGCACAAATCATAATTTAGTTACTGGTGATATTGTTACTATTAATGCACTAGGGTTTAGTGCATCAAACCCTGACCCTAATGGTTCTACCAAAACAATTACCAAGACTAGCGACACACAGTTTACGTACGCATTAACTACAAGTAGCGATGAAACTTATACAGTTTCTAGTTCTTCTATAGCAGCTACTGATTTTACAAAAGTATCTAGCGGTACATATACACAGCCAGTTCCATTGACTCTTACCGATATTGATTACGCATCAGGAGTAGGAACTGCTACGGCTAGTACCGATGATATTGCTACTCTTCTAGTAGGAGATACATTAACTTTTACTGACGCAGGCTCTTCAACGTATTCTGTAAACGATACTATAATTGTTAATTCAATACCCAGTACAACAACATTTACTTTTGCTACAGATAAAGCAGATGCAACTAACAAAAATGGAACTGTTCAAAAGCGAGTGTCTGTAGGTCTAGGTTTTACTCATATGCCGGCACCACCATTTGCTACTTACCACCAACGTAGGTTAATAATGCCTTTCCAGTTCTCTGTGGATGCATCATCAGATAGCTTTACAACCAGAAATATACAGGATGAACTTATTGCTTCTGATATACTAGACACCGATACCTATGACCAAATTTATGCTCAGTACAGGTTTAATGCAGGTACATCGGACTTTGTTGTAGGATTGCATTCATTTGCTGAGGACAGGTTGCTAGTATTTAACCGAAACAGTATACACATTGTATCTAATACTACCGACCTAAAGTCTGCTAGTACGCAAGTTTTGACGGATGAGGTGGGCTGTGTGGCCCGTAAATCTATCCAGCAGGTAGGTAATCAAGTTATATTTCTGTCAGATAACGGAGTATATGGAACGCAATTCTTGGATGAGTACAATCTACGCGGTACAGAGACTCCTCTTAGCGAGCCAATCAACGAGACTATAGGTAGAATAAACAAGAATGCCCAAGAGAACGCAGTAGCAGTTTACTTCGATAACAGGTACTACATAGCTGTACCCTTGGATAGTTCTAGTAACAACAACGCTATATTAATATATAACTTCCTTAACAAGCAGTGGGAGAGCATTGATACAGTCAATGAGTCCAACTACCACGCCAGTAACCTATTAGTACTGGGAGACGGGGACAAGCGTGGAGTGTACGCAGTTAACGATATAGGTGGCGTTCACCGCATTGATCACCGTACTGATGGTGTGGATCGAGTTATTACTCAAATAGGTGGAACAGAGGACAGCATACAGATATCTGGGGCATTAACCACGAGGCAATACACATTTGGTACTCTGGATCGCAAGCGTTGGAAGGAGTTTGACTTCCATATCCAATCCAGTGATACTAACACCTCTGACCTCAATATTGACTTCGAAACAGAGAACCCTGATGATACTGGCAATATAGGAACTTTAACAGGTTTTAACGATGGAGTCCTAGATATAGGCGAAGATGTTTCCATCCGTGGTAGAATAGGTAATAGACGAGGTTACGGAATACAATTTACATTTAATAATACAGTAGGTAGACCCATCATACGAGCAATAGAAGTAGAGGGTGCAACCACAATGAGATCAACAAATAAGGCAATATAATGGCAATACTATCAAAAGGAACGGACTTCACAACTGGGGATCAGGTAACAGCAGCTAAACTGGATGCGTTAGTAGATAACGCTACGTTTGCATCAGGTGCTGTGGATGATTCAACCACACAACTTGACGCAAGTGGACGAGTTATCGTTAAAGACGGAGGTGTAACAATATCTAAACTTTCTACAGGAGGTCCTCAATGGAACTCGGATGGTCAGGTTGCGATAAAAGGGGACGCACTTAGCATTGAAGGGAAGGGAACTAATGCGGGTCTAGAAATAAATAGTTTAGTAACAGGTGATGGAGTAGCTTTTATTGATTTTCACTTTGATGCTTCAACTGAGCCGGACTACGATGCTCGTATAGCAAATGATTCTTCTAAAAATTTTATACTCCAAAATGCGAGTCACGGAAAAGATTGTATTATTCAAACTACAAAATCAGATGGTACTCTCGTCAATGGACTTAAGGTAGATTCCGAAGGAAGCGTAACTTGTACTAACAACGTAATTGTAGACAACGGACTAGCCGATGGAGGGCAGGTTCAATTTAATTCTCAAGGAAACAATTCTCTATCCATTGATAATAACGCGGGTAACCTAAGAGTACTAAATGAAACAACTGCATCTGAATTAGTTAGAGTTGAGGCAGGCGGAGATGTAGGAATAGGAACTAATGATCCATCGTCTAAACTTCATGTTGTAGGAGCCATTAAAGCCACTTCAGGTACAAATGCTGTTGAGTTAACTAATGGTTCTATTGAAATAAGTAGAGCTGTTGCTAGCGACGTTGCTGCATTTATTGATTTTAAGGCTGATTCAAGTGAAGACTTTGATTGTCGCATTGCTCAAAACAATGATGATGGATTAGCTTTTAGTACAGGCGGTCATGGTAGTATTGGTGAAAGAGTAACAATCCTAAAGGGTGGTAACGTAGGTATTGGAACTACTACTCCAGGCAGTGAGCTTGAAGTTGCTGGAACAATTGAGTTCGACGGCCTGTCAGGAACTGGGGCAGTTTCGGTAACTGATATATTGGACGAGGACACTTTATCATCCAATAGTGCTACTGCTCTAGCTACTCAGCAAAGCATTAAAGCTTATATTGATTCATTTGCTTTTAAATACCATGGAACTGGGGAGGCAACAGTAACGACTACAACATCTTTTACTGATTTAGATTTAAGCAGTATAGTAGGTTCTAATCGTGCGCTTGTAGTTCTAAAAGTTAGAAATAGTAGTACTACTACTAACGTATGGTTTAGAGCTAAGGATGATGATTTTGATTGGAATAAAACAGCTAGTCAATTTGCTTATGGTTGTAACGGTGCGCTTACTGGTACATCTGACAAAGGAAGCTACCTAGTGACAATGACAAATGCTAGTGGGGTTGTTGAACATAAGTCAGAGGACTCCAATAAAGACGTAAAAGTTACAGTAATGGCATTTCAAAAATTGCTCACATAATGTACACAAACCGTTTACTTCAATCAGTACAAGTAGCCCTTGAGAGCAGGACTCAAAGGGATGCGTTACTTGCTATGGATGAGGTGGTTGACTTCTGTTTAGAACACGAGAACGGCAAAGTATTTGATGGTTGGGACAAGGAACTAATACGTCTTATGGTAGCCTATCACTGGGCTAAGAAGACTATCATTGTTCACTACAACGATAACGATGATGTACAGGGTGTATTCATGTGGTATAATTGTAACGAGGACGATGGATGGGACTTCATAAATAACTGGGAGGCTGACAGAGAGGACGGAGATAGTATATTCTTAGCCTTTCTATTTGCCGAAGGTAAGGACGCATTCAAAGAACTTACACAGGATTTCTTGGAGCGTTGCCCAGAAGCAATAGAAAAGAAGAAGTTAAGTATTAGACCACGCAACGGAATGCCAACACGCGTTACATACGACAACAGAATTTTTAAGAAAATATTAAATAATTAAATATTATGGGTAAAGGAAGTACAACAATAACACCGCCTGATCCAGTAGATCCAGGTCAATCAATGGGCGAATATCTGTTTGGTAAAGACTTTAGTAGCTTCCAGGGTGTTACCGACCCAGAGCTACAACAGCGTCTTATTGAAGCAGAAGGAAGATATAGACCTCAATACGCAGGCCTTGAGCTTGCGGACATTGGAACTTTTGCTCGTGGCATAGAGGAGCGAAACAACCCAGAGTACGCAAGAATACAATCAGAGATTGCTGCATTAAAGGCAGGAGATAGTGTTGGGAAAACTTTTACTGAAGAAGATTTAAATAAAGAAGCCCTTGACCTGTACCCTGTACCCGGAGGCAGAATATCAGATAATAAAGTTCAAAAACAAACCAAAGAAAATGAGAGACTTAGAAAAGAATACACTACCGCTAACCGTGGTAGGATAGGTCAATCAAATGCGAAACGAATAGCTGAACTTGAAACACAGCTAGCAAATACTACGCAAACTTTAGATAGAACACCTGGTCTATTTGATTTACTAGAGGAGTCATCAACTCGTGCTGCGGATTTACAAAGAGTCCAACTAGGACAACAGCGTGAAGCTGATGTAGCTGCGCTAGAGAGATTTGCCCCACAGGTTGTTCAAGCGTACCGTGACGCTGATCCAGAAAGCACTAGGTTAGCTGAGATGGCGAGTGCAAGGGCTGGACAGGAAACTGGACTAGGGGCTAGGGGTCAAGAATTGCTTGGAAGTCAGGTGCAAGCTGCAAGTGAGGCTGAAAGACAACTACAACAAATGGGTATGACCCTTGGCGACCTATCTCCTACGGAGCAGGAGGCACTAATATCTGGTAGAGGTACTGAGTTTATTCAGTCCACAGGTGAGCTTTCACCACTGGAACAAAGACGCGCACAGCAGTCCTCTAGGCAAGCTTCTCTTGCTCGTGGCAGAGAGATGGGACAAGGTTCCCTGTACGATGAAATGTTAGCTCGCCAATCAGAAGAGCTTAACAAACAAGAAAGACAAGTGGCTCTAGGTTCTCAATTACTTGGCCAACAGGCAGGAATGCGTGGAGCAAGGCTAGGTCAAGGTGCCGGTATGCTTACAGCTTCAGAGACTATGGCAGCACAACGTCGCGCAGAGCAGTTACAGCGTATGCAACTAGGTTCTGGATTTATTGGACAAGAAGAGGGAATACAGTCAGGAAGATTTAATCAGGCTTTTAACATGAACCGAGCATTAGCCGGCGACGCAGGTAACATTATACTGGGTCGTCCCTCATCAGCCATTCAACTGGGGCAACAGCAACTTGGGCAGGCACAGCAAGGTCCTGAGGGTCAAATGGGTCCTCAGTTGTTTGATGCCAACGTAGGTTATAATGCAGCATTACAAAGATCAGCTAACGAGTTCGGATTACTTGGAGCGCAAGCACAGGCTGATGCTACCGAATCTGCTGGATTTATGGGCGCAGCGGGAACAATAGGTGCAGCTTTAATATGCTGGGTAGCACGTGAAGTATACGGTCCACAGAATCCACAATGGATACAGTTCCGTAACTGGATGTTAAATGATTCACCTTCCTGGTTCCGCAACTTGTACATCAAATACGGAGAACGCTTTGCTAAGTTTATATCTAACAAACCAGCACTCAAGAACATCATCCGCAAGTGGATGAATACAAAGATTAAATAATATGGGATTTCAAACAGGAACAAGAATTGACCCCCGCTTAGGAGCATTGGACTTCAGCGGATTTACTAACGCAGCTAACATACAGGCACAAGGGATGATGGATCTCGGTGAGGCTATTGGCGGAGCTATAGAAAAATATAATAAGAAAAAAGAAGATAAGAGAAAAAAAGAAGTTACCAGAAAAGCTATTGGAGAATTAGCAGATTTTTATGATATAAAAATAAGCGATGAAATGAAGGATGCAATGGCCAGTGATAAGACTGTTGCTGGCATAGCAACAAATTTCTTTACTAATCAGAATAAAATAAAATTAGAGCAATTAGAATTAGAAGATAAAACTAGAAATAGTGATGCTCTTCAAACAGCATTTAATGCAAACACAGAAGCAGGAACTGGAAAAATAAATAAAGCAGGGCTTGTTGATGTTTATATAGATCAGGGAGGAACTAACTTAGCCGATATAAAAACACTTTCATCTATTGGAAACCCAGAAGAAAAAAGTGATACTGCTAAAATAAAAGATTATAACTTTTTAGTTCCTCTTGTAGGAGAAGAAAGAGCTATGGAAATAGTTTTTGTAAGACGCACTGACTTAGAAAAATTAATACAAAAAATGAATGAAGGAGAATTTAATTTAAATCCTGGTACAACACCTACCGGTGACAACGATCAATTTCCTGGTTTTAGTATACCCACTGAGTAATGCCAATTACTAATGTAAAGGCCCCAGATGGAAGTATAATCCGCGTACAACATCCAGAGGGCGCAGATGAAAAGGACATTCTGGGTTTTGCGTCTTCAAACTTCAAACCTAATAATGAAGAAATTCCTGTTGAGGATGATGCTGTTGCTGAACCGTCAGATAGTATTGCAAACTTAGAAGATGATATACCCGAAGAAGATGTTGGTATATTAAGGCAAATGTATTTGGATTCTTCTTCTTTACTGCAAGAGTTCAACAGAGGAATTGCTGATCTTATACAAGGAAGTGTTGATCTTTCAAAGCCAGTTGCAGAATTTGCAACTCCGGTTATGGTATATGGACAGCCATCAGCGGCAGGACCATCATTTCTTTCATTAGTTACTGGAGATTTTGATAAAAAATTAAAAAAGTTTGAAGCTGATAAAGAAAAACAAGAAAGTATTCCTAATCTAAATGTAAGTGAGGCTTTTCAAGATTTGAGTATAATGGGTGAAGAGCCAGAAGATCCAACCTTCTTCCAAAAAACAGCTCGTGTAGGTGGCCAAGAATCATTACCTATGTTAAGTCTCGTAAAGTATGCCCAAAGATTTAGGGCTCCTTACAATGCATTAAAGTCTGATAGTGCTAAGACTGCAGCACAAAAAATACTAGGAGGATTAGGTGATGAATTTGAAGAAAACACTTCAAGGTTTCTTGCCGCAGAAGCACTAGCAACTGGGGGATACGTCCTTGGGCAGGACATAGATGCTCCTCAATGGGCAAAGAACACAGCTTCTATAGTTCTTGCTGGAGGTTTTGGTGCTGCTCCACAACTTATGTCTGACTCTAAATTGTTTAGTCTTTCAAGAAATAAAAACATAAATAATTATGAAGAAGTCATAGAAGAAATTGCTACAGGTAAACTTGAGTTTAAAGACTTCAAGCCCATCAAACCGAAAGACACTAGAGGACAAGGAGAACAATATCATGGTACATCAAGACCCGTTACCACTCTGTTAAATGATGAAGGTTATATGTCTTCTGCAAATATTTATGGAGAAGGTTTTTATACTACAGATGCTTTAGATGTTGCTAAAGGATATACTAAGAAGGGTTCAGGGAAAAAACCTACTATTTATACTATACAAGAAACAGAACCTGTTAATTTTATAGATATTGATACCTTTAAATATAGAGATTTAAATATAGATTTTTTTGGATTTGGCAATGATACTCTTGGCAATGATATTGGAAATTCTCTGAGAGGTTTGTCTGATGATGCAACCGTAAGAGAGGCATTTGATGCATTGAGGAACAATGTTGATGCAACTTCAGAAGAAATTATAGAGTCTGCTTTTTTCCCAATAACTGACCAAATTAAAAAATTGGGTTATGGTGGAATACAACACACAGGGGGCAAAACTTTTAAGAAAGCTCCACACAAAGTAAAAGTTTATTTTGATCCTCCAAATCAAATTAAACTAAAAGAAATAACTGATTCTCCATTAATGCCAAACGTAGTAGAGGACTCTATGGAGTTTGAGTATACTAGACAAAATATAGCGGCACAGTTAGCACAGAAAGAAGCAGCTAAAGCTATTATTGAATTTAATTCACCTTTTACACAACAAAGAGGTTTTATCGACAGAACATTAGGCAAAGCTAAAGCTATATTAGTTCCTTCAAAAGTTTTAGGCAGAGAGGGAATTGATATAATAAGAGAAGCACGAGGTACGTCTAAAGCAGGTGATGCACTTGGGGATCGAATAAATGGATTTGTTTCTAGGGCTATTAAGAAAGATCCTAACATGAAAGATAAAGTTGATTCTTTCCTTGCTGGGAATCCTATGGATGATTCTTTAAAACCTATATCTGCTGATCTAATTATGTTCAATAAGAAACGAACTGAGCTTCAAGATCTTTTGTTAAAACTTTTGGACGATGAGATGATTGCCGGATTGCCAAAAGAACAAAGAGTAAAGTTGCAAGATATTATTCGTCAATCAATCAAAGACGGAGATTATAGCACTCGTACATACAATATGTTCTTGGACAAGAACTTTAAGGTTGATTCTAAATTGCGTAATGCAGCCAGGATAGAACTTGTTTCAAAAGAACTTAGAAAGTCTCAGTACGCGGGGCTTGACCCAAAGGAAGCAAGGCAAAGGGCTTTGAATGTTGTTGACGAGAAGTTAATGACATACGAAAGCAACAAGGGAGGGGGAGTAAATCCATTAAAACAAAAAGATGAAATTGGACCCTCGACTCGTAAATACTTAGGAGAAGTAAAAGAACCTGGCAAACGAATGCAGGCAACTCTTTCATTGGTTGCAAAGCAGTCAGCAAATAGGTACGAGGATATAGGTTTATATAAATATTTAATTAACAGTGGTCTAGCTTCTAGGGAAAAAACACCAGCAACATCAAAAGAGTTTTTGTTTACTTCAACGGGAGATAGGTCTGGTATATTTTTAAGCGATGAAATGGATATGGCCATTAATACACTTCGCCGGAACAGGTCACTCGACGCAGAAGATGGATTGGTTGGAAAGGCATTAAAGTTTTGGACATCAGCAACAAAGATACCCAAAGTTCTTTTAAATGTTGAGTCATATCCAACGGCTATGCTAGGTGCTGTTACTGCATCAGCATCTAACGGGGTTCTTCCTTTGCCTGGCAGGGGATTAGGTAAAGGATTTAGATTAGCATTAGCTGAGTATGGTGGACTTGATAATATATTGTCAGGAAAAAATCCAGAACTAAGGGAGGCTTGGCTACAGGATGTTAATGACATGAGCAAGTACGGCCTATCTACTGGTAGCATTACTTCAGAATTAGCAGAAGAAGGGCTAGGTCGTTCACTAGATGTATTAAAAGGTATACCAAGGAAGGGATTAGATTTTTTTAGCAATGCATACAGCTCTGGTGACAGAATGCTTCGTTATGTAAATTGGAAGGAAACGCAAAAGAACATTAGAAATATGTACCCTAACGCAACTGATGAGCAAATCAAGCAGGTTGCAGCTAAGGTAGTAAATGACACTTTTCCAAATTACGAACATCTTTCTAGGTTAGTTAAATCTGGTGAGCTTTTAGGAGGATTACCCCCCTTTATATCATTTAGAGCGGAGCTACTTCGTAACGCATACAACCAGTCTAGGTATTCAAGACAGATGATTGCTGGAACATTTGGACGTGAGTTTGGTTTAGACCCATCTCAGGCAAACAAAATGGCAATGAGAAAGAATGGAGCATGGAGAGGATCCTGGCTAGTAGCTGCCGCGGCAGGAGGAACCCTTTATCTATCAGAGGAGAACGAGAAGAATGGTCTTGATGATGTGGGTGTACAGGAGTTCAAAGATAGTTTTGCCAGAGATTACAACAAGAACTCAAGCTTGTACATTCATGTAAACGAGGATGGTCGTAGTGGTTGGTATGCTGATGCTTCTTATTTACTACCACAGGTAGACATTGGAAAATACCTTGAGTCAGGCGCGTTGGGAGACTTAGATCAATTAGGAGATATGCTTGTTGAAGATTTTGTAGGGCGAGGGAACTTCCCACAACAAATGGTGTCTAGGTTTATTAGCGGAACCGATGAAAGAGGTAAACCTGTATTTACTAGTCCAGAAGCTAGAGATAATGCTAGAACATTTATACTTGAACTCTGGAATACCATTAGACCAGGAACACTCAACACTATAGAAAGGTTTGAGAAAGCTGTTAAAAATGGAGATATAAAGAAACTTGACGAAGCTACTCTTAGGTTAATCGGAATAAGAACAGTTGAATGGGATGATTCAAATCTTATATACAATATGAGAAACCAAAGAAAGCTGGCAGGTTTTAATATGTCTGATTATAGTTCTGCGAGATTTAAATTCAAAAGAGGGGATATAAGTGAGGAAGAACTTAACGCTTCATATGAATTAGAAAATAGCAAGTACCAATCAAACATGGCTATAGTTGCTCAACATTACCAAAATGCTTCAGGGGGTACATGGAACTACTCAATGGAGGAGCGTAGAGATCAGATGAAAGAGGCTGGATTAAATGCCCGCGAGCGTCTTGCTATTATGACAGGAAAATTGCCTTCTATGCCCAAGGTAAGAGAACCTAGTATGCGCGAGCGATACGATGAGTTGGGCGGAACAATCAAGGAGAAGTTAGTTTCTATTGCTGAAATAGCAAAGGATGACAAAGCATTGGCTGATAGTTTATTAAAGTATACAGGAAGAAAATTATTAGACGACAGGAAGGGATTAAACCCTATTGAAAAAGACATTAGAGTGCTAGAGCCAATGGACAAAATTGCTTACATAAAAGAAAACAACCTCAACAGAAAAACACTTACGAGATTTATTGCTTTAGGCATTATAGACGAAGAGCAATTAAGACTTGTCTTACAGGACTAAAATGATGTCAGCTTCGTGGTTTGGAAAGCTGGCTGACGGCAACTCTATTATAGGTTGAATAATGAAACCTTTCCGGAGCACTCACGACTTACTCTGTTGCAGTAATAATAACAAACCTGCAAAGTTATTCTCGCTCCTCTGCGTTAGATAGGAGCCTGTCTTGGAGCATATTAATCTTATTCTTTAGATTCTCTATGTCCTTGTTTAAAGTTTCGTTCTGCTTGGTCAGGGCTTCGCATGATCTAGTCATAGCCTCCAGTCCTTTAGCCAGAACTTCTTCTGCGTTAATCTTGAATATGGATTGGGTTTGGGTATTTTGCATTTATTTTATATTATGTGAAATTAGTTGCCACTGAGAGCCGTCCTGCTCAATCCATTCAAACATATTTAGTATGTCCTCACTGTCCAGTGGTTCGTCAGATTCTAGGTAGTATATACCCTTGACCTCTGCGTCTCTGGATGACGGCCTATCAGCCTCAAACTCTACAGTAACATTAGCTGTGTTACCACTGCAGGTGTCCATTTCTATTTTGTGTTCGTATATCATGGTAGTGTTGGTTAGATGAACATTGGTTCAAAGAAAGCAAGTTTTGGAGAGTAGACAACACCGCAACCAAGCACTGGCTTAGAAGCGTATATACGTCCGTAGTTCATAGCAGGGTGGTAGTGATCTACACCGCAGCCTACGTTCATACCGAAGACAACACCATCCTGGTTAGCGTGGTAGTTGATACCAGCCTGTGCGTGTAGGTGTCCCATAACTAGAGACTTGAACTGAGCCTGTGCATTCTTTAGTGCCGACATCTGTCCACCCTTCTCTTTGTCTCCGTGCCTGTATATAACATTATCAATCACTAGGTCTGTGAATCTAGGGTGTATCTCCCATCCGTCAAGTCCCCATAGAGTTTTGAAGTTAAGTATTACCTCTGGTGGTAGTCCAACGCTCTGTGCCTTACGCTCTGGTAGAGCGGAGTGATTACCGATAAGGTAGTCTACCTCTGGGAACGCCCTGTGTAAGGCTCTAACCTGCCTAGAAGCCGCTACAAACTCGTCTGCTGCACTAGGCATGGTTGGGTCTTTCTCGTGGAAGCTAATAGCGTTCCAGTCCACTAGGTCACCAATGTGAACAACGCGTGTACACTTGTGCTTGTGGAAGATAGATATTAGGAAGTCTATGTACCCGTCGTGCATAGCAGGGCAGTGGGTATCAGCTATAACTAGGACACGCTCGTTACCCTGTGCTGCAGGTATGGTAGCCTTGTATCGTCTTATCTTGGAGCGCACAGCCTCTGGGCTTGTTCCGTAGTCATCAGCTATTTGTTGGTATGAAAAACCTTCTAAGTAGAGGTTGTATGCTTGCTTCTGTGTTAGGTTTTGCTGTGTCATATTTATGTTAGTTGGTGATTAACTGAACCTGCCTATGTGGTTTTGGAAGACGAACTTGCCGTACTGGTCACGCTCTCCTTCACGTTGCTTTGCTACATTGTATTTGATAGATATGTGTGTGCCGTTGACTGGATCGTCGTAGACTGTTGCTTCCTTTGTATCTGTGCCGTCTGGCCATAGCAAGAGGATAATGTCTGCGTCGTTCTCGATGTCACCGGAGTCCTTCAAGTCGTACAAGGTAATGCCTGTCTCACGCTTGGCACCTTCTCTGTTCACCTGTGCTAAAAGAATAACAGGTAGATCAAGCTCCATAGCCATAAGTTTTATTTGGTGGCTAACCTCTGCTATACCATCATGCTTCTTGAGCTTAGTGTTCCAAGGAACAAGCTGTAGGTAGTCTATAACAATCCATTCAATCTTGTGCTTACGCTTGTACATACGAGCGCGTGAGCGTAGTTCATCTACGTTGCGTACATAGTGCTCTGTAAAGATAGGGGCTTTCTCTACCTTGTCGGTAGCGTCCCATACACGCTTCTGTTTGTCTGGGGTCAGCACACCTTCTTGGAACTGGTTGAGGTTGACGGCAGAGCAGGTCTGTATCATACG